GCGAAAGCCTTATTCAAATCAAAAAGCATCGACTGTAAGAACTTGCAGACTATGTGCTGACCACTTGCGCAATTAGGAAGTCATCCTGAAAAGTTAATGCACCCCGTGACTAAGGGGGACGGTTCAGAAGTCAGAAACAATACACTTGTTTAAATGGTAATCTATATAAGATGACTAAGAAAAAGTGGTATGGATTAAAGGAATAAAACATTAAAGAAGTACACCAAAATAAAACCTTTTATTTAAAAAGTTTAAATAATGTGCAAAATTGAAATGTTATGGATGAAGTAAAAATTGTTGAATTCATTAAAACTACCCTAACAAGAAAAGGAGATGGTAAAGATGAAAGCGATCCCATAAGGATTATAACACAATACTGGGATTTTCAAGGAAATTTGATATTTGAGATTGACACATGGAACAATGAAGTAAGATATTATCCAACTAATAACTATTAAACCCAAGCATTTGAATTATGGAAACAATAACAAAAAAGCATATTGAACAGATTCAAAAAATATCAATTATCAATTTTGCAAACACCATAGATGATTCAAATTATGATGATGTTATAAGGATAGCATTGTTTAATGTTCAAGAAATGTATCCTTATACAAGGCTATATGCTTATGTTTCTAAATTCATAATTCAAAAAATTTATGGAATATCAAGATATGAAATTAAAGAAGGAAGCAAAAGAGCCGTGCCGGTAAGAGATTACAAAAAAGATGAACCAATAATAATCCAAAATATTAAGATTGAAACAATGCCATTTGATAAAGAAGTGCAAGAATATTTAATTGTTGATGCAGGGGTGAAAAAGTATTGTGTCGATCTTTGTGAAGGATGGGCGATTATACAAAGCACTTGACTTAATTAAAACAAAATCATAACTTTGTCGTATAATAAAAAAAAAGATTATGGCGGCTCCAAAAGGAAACCAATTCTGGAAATTAAGAAGTAAACATGGCAGGGATAAGATATTTAAAACACCTGAAATAATGTTGGAAGCATGTTATGAATACTTTCAATGGTGTGTGGATAATCCATTGATAGAAACAGTTCCAATGAAATATAAAATATCAAGGGATGAAGAAAATATAAGCCATGAACAAGTGCCAAAAATGAGGGCTTTTACATTAGAAGGGTTGTGTATTTTTTTGGATGTAAACACAATTTATTTCAATGATTTTGAGAGATTAATAAAGGACAAAGATGATGAAATGTCAAAAGATTTTTCTAAAGTCATAACACATATACGTGAAATAATCCGCAATCAAAAGTTTGTTGGGGCGGCTGGTGGCTTCTTAAATCCCAACATCATTGCCAGGGATCTTGGCCTTGTTGATAAAAAGGATTTTGTTGTAGAAGACAAACGCAAATCAGTTGACGAATTGTTTCCAGAAATAGATGAAGAAAAGGAAGATTAACCCGAATTATTCACACCTTATTAAATCAAAATTAGCCGGGAAACGTGGCGCAATTTTAGAAGGTTCTTCAAGATCGGGGAAAACATGGAGTTCAATTGATTTTATCATTCGCCTTTGTGCAAGGTACGAAACAAACTGCACAATCAATATTATCAAAGAAACCTACAACAGCTTCAAAACAACCCTTTACGATGATTTTAACGCACGATTGCCCATGTTTGGGTTATACTCTCCATTTGCAGACGTTCAGGAAGTAGCAACCTTTAAAATACTTGGTAACAAGATCAATCTATTAGGTGCTGATAAGCCAAGTAAATTTCATGGTGCAGGCTGTGATTACTTTTGGATTAATGAAAGTTTGGACGTTGCAAGGGACATATTTGATCAATCAGAAATGAGATGTAGAAAATTCTGGTGGATGGATTACAACCCCAAAATAAGCAGACACTATGTATATGATGCGATTGCACAAAGGGATGATGTTGCCTTTCTTCATACGACTTGGTTAAATAATCCTTTTATATCTGATACTGAGCGAAATAAAATACTATCATACGAACCAACAGAAAAAAACGTAACCCAGGGAACCGCAGACACGTACAAATGGAAAGTATATGGTCTTGGCGAACGTGCAGATGATGAAGCAACAATATTTAAAAACTGGAATACATTTGATAAACCGCCTGATGAATATGACTTCAAGGTGTATGGGCTTGATTTTGGGTATACAAACGACCCGACCGGAGTGATTGAAGTTATCAAACATGGCAACAACCTGTATATGACAGAATTACTTTATGAAACGGGTTTAACAAACCAGGATATTGCAAAAAAACTTTTGCCTTTGATAGATAAAAATACGTATATTGTAGCGGATTCAGCAGAACCAAAAAGCATTAAAGAGTTACAGCTTGCAGGGCTTCCGGTCACGCCAGCGGTCAAAGGCAAAGATTCAATTAAGCATGGCATTGATAGGCTGAACAGTTACAAATTGAATCTTAATAAAAATAGTGTAAATTTGTTAAATGAATTTCGATCTTACAAGTGGACAAAGGAAAAGGACGGGACAATTATAAATGTTCCCGTTGACAAAGACAACCATTTGATTGATCCGGCACGTTATGCCATTACGAAATTCAATATTTAATGAATCTAATTAACAGGCTTTTCGGTAAGTCAGAAAGCATTAATCTGGGGAAACTAAGGAACTCTAATACCTGGTATCCCATGTCATTACTACGCTATTATTTTGCCCAATCCGACCGCAAAAACTTCGTTGAAAAAGGTTTTGGAACAAACCCATACGTTTATATGGTTATCAAAAAGATTGCTGATGTTGTTAGCGATCTACTCACAAACCATACTGAATTGCAAAACCAAGCCGGAAATGTTATTGAAGAAAGCCCTATAATTGATCTTATTGACAACCCAGAACATTGGCATGAAGTAATTGAAAACCTGATGGCAACGGGCAACGCATGGATCAATGGCATGGATGCCGAAGGGTTCAGCGGTTACAGGGAATTGACTGTTTTGAAATCAAAAAATACAAAGATCATATCAAGTAATTCAGGCGAAATACAACGATATGAATCATTGGAGTTTGGCAAGTGGAATCATTACGATATTGACAATACATTGTTAATAAAGTTTCCCAATATTGTAAAGGATAACAATGAAGGGTTGTATGGTTTCAGTCCTCTGGAAGTGGGAAAGATGGTCTATGAATCCAGCAATAATATCTTTGAAGCAGAAGCAGCCATATTCAAAAATAGGGGGGTTGTATCAATGCTAACCAATGATACTGATACGCCACTATTGCCAAATGAGATTGACCGTATACAGCAAGATTTTCAAGACCAGACGGCCGGGGCTGATAAGTTCGGAAAGATCGGAGTTACAAACACAAAATTAAGGCTGTTACAGCTTGGCATGTCGCCATCTGACCTGAAACTGATTGAATCAAATATCAATAAACTGCGTATTATTTGCGGTATCTATGGCCTGGATTCAAAGCTGTTTGGTGATCCTGAAAGCAGCACATATAATAATGTATCTGAAGCACAAAAAGCAGCATACACAAACACATACATCCCCGTTGCAAACCTTCTGATAAGGAATTATAACAACTGGCTGATTAAAGATTCATTCAAATCAACTGATAAGCTGGTGTTGAATACTGACAACGTGGATGCATTGAAGGCCGTTAATAAAGACTTAACAGATAAAACAATACAAGAATTTAATAACGGGCTTATTGATAGGGATGAAGCCAGGGACGTATTAGGCTATGAATAAAGAATTGATTAGTAATAAGATATATAAAGGCGAAACTGAAAACAAAAAGGATAAGCCAAAAAGGAAACGCAGAAAACAATATACAAAGGTTTTCATAAAGCAACAATAGTATGAAAAAGGAAATCAAATCATATTCAATCAAATCATTCAGCCTTGATATTAAGGACATTGATAGCGAAAGCAGGACGGTGAAAGCGTATGCAGCCGCCTTTAATATCCTGGATTCTGACAATGATATAATTCGTCCCGGTGCATTTGCCAAATCAATCAGCGAACGTGGCCCGAATTCATCCAGCAATAGAAAGATTGCACACCTGAGAAACCATGACTGGGATCAAATGATAGGCAACATTAAAGAACTGAATGAGGACAATTATGGTCTTATGTTTGTTTCCACACTTGGAAGATCAACCAAAGGCAATGATGCGTTATTGGACTATCAGGATGGCATACTACGGGAACATTCAATAGGGTTTCAATACATATCCGATAAGCTTGAATATATTGAACCTGAAGGTGACAGTATTGGATATTGGAACGTGACAGAGGTTAAACTGTTTGAAAATTCTGCGGTTACCTTTGGGGCTAATGAGTTCACGCCCGTTGTTGATGTTGCTAAAGGCATGGAGAAAGCCGAAGCAATAAAGACTATCAATGATGAAATGAACGTGCTTATAAAGGCATTGAAGAACGGCCAGGGGACAGATGAACGCCTATACCAGATCGAAATGAAATTAAAGGTTATCCAACAAAAATATAATTCACTTATTAACTACGAGCCGGTAATAAAGCCACTTGAAGACTTTAATAAGCCGAAAGATGATGAAAAGGATAACATCAAATCTTTTTATATTAATCTTTTAAAACAAAAATAATGAAAAAAGCAAAAAGAAATTTTAATAATAAACTTATTACGATCCTTTCAATGGTTGCCGTATTGTTTGTAAGCCTATTAACTATTGGCTTTGTTGGTGTTGAATCTTTCGATTTATCAGGCCTTTCAACTGCCGCTTCAGTGCTTGCAACAGTTCCTGTACTTGTCTGGTTTAAAAATGATAAGTTTGTTGAACTCGATGAAAGTGTATTAAAGACACTATCAGCTGAAGAATTGGCAGAATATTACAACGCTTATAATGCCAATGAAAGAAAAAACATCAATGCAGCCATTGAAGCGAAAGCATCAAAGGAAGACATTGAAAACATGAAGGTTAAACTTCAGGAAATTGTTGACAATCAGTATAAAACACTTGAAAAGATTGTTGAAAACCAGGGTTTAACTATCAAGAAAATGCAACGTCCAACCGCAGCCCAGAAGCTTTCCGCAGCCCAGCACATTGCCAATGCAATGACTGAGAAAATGGAAGACATCAAAGGTTTGCAGGCTGTAAGAAAAAACGGCTTCATCACACTTGATCTTAAAGCAGCCGGAACAATGTTGACCACTACCAATATCACAGGTGGTAACGTTCCCGTTGAAGACCGTGAAGCAGGTTTGAACCGTATTGCAAGGCGCAGGACTTGGGTACTTGATGCCATCCAGCAGGGTGACACATTCAGCCGTGTTGTATCCTGGGTTGAACAACAGAATCCTGATGGCGGAGCCGGTGGAACTGTTGAGGGTGACCTTAAAAACCTTGCTGACTTTGACCTGGTTGTTGTTGATGAAACAATTAAGAAACGGACGGTTAAGATTAAGATTTCTGATGAAATGCTTGCCGACATTCCTTTCATGGCTTCTGAAGTTGACACTGAGTTAACTGAACTGTTAAGCCTTGACATTGACGATCAGTTGTTGAATGGTGACAATTTAGGTCAAAACCTGAACGGGATCATAACCCAAGCGACTGCATTTGCAGCCGGAACATTTGCAAACACCGTTGATGATGCAAACAATTGGGACGTTCTTCAAGTGGCTATCAACCAAGTCAGGATTGCCAACCACAACCCAAACGTTATCTTTATGCATCCTTCTGATGTTACAGCAATGAAACTGGTTAAGGGTTCAGATGGTCATTATGTGATGCCGCCATTCATTGCCGCTGATGGTATGCAAGTTGATGCGCTTCCTATTGTTGAAAACACAGGTATCGCAGTTGATAACTTCCTGGTAATGGACGGAACGAAAGCAAAAGCATTTTGGAGAGAAAGAATGAACATGCAGGTTGGCTGGGAAAATGACGATTTCACACGCAACCTTGTTACGATCCTTGCAGAAGCACGTTTGTTGATTAGAATTAAAGGCAATGATTTGACAGCCTTTATAACTGGTGATTTCACAACTGCCAAAGCAGCGCTTGAAACGCCGTAATAAATAACCTTTCGCCATACAGCCTGTGCAGAGATGCACGGGCTTTTGGCAGTAGAAACCAAAACATTATGATTATGAAAGTGCGAGGAAACACAGGCAGAAACATAGCGAAAAAGGTTACAATCATTGCAACGGTTGACATTGGCAATTCTTTTAAGAAAGGCATGGAACTGGAAGTCAATGAAGCAATGGCAGAAGTTTTAATTGAAGGCGGAAAGGCTAAACTGAAAGGAACAAAGGAACCTGAGCCAGCTAAAGAGGAACCGAAAGCAGAGGTTAAAACCGAGAAGCCAAAAGAACAACCAAAAAGGAAAACCACTAAGAAAAAATGAGTTTACCAATTTTAACACCATCCGATTTCACCGGGCCGTTAAGGATCAGTCAGAATCAATTTGCTGATGATAGGCTTGCATTGTATATCACAGAATGGGAATCGTATTATTTGCGTTGCCTTCTGAACGATGAAGCGTACAATGAGATATTAGCACAGTCGCCATTGGAAGAAAAATATACTGATCTTATCAATGGTGCAACCTGGACGGATTCAGATGGTGACATAAGGGTATCAACGGGATTGATAAACGTATTGAAACACTTTGTATATTATCGCTATATGGCTGATAATTGGCTAAACACACCCGTTGGAATAACACAGAACAAGAACGAAAACAGCACACGTGCAACCGATGGGATGAATGCAGCAATAATAAAGAATAAGCATAACAGGGGTGTTGATATATGGTTGAATGAGGTTCTTCCTTTCATTAGTGAATATCAGGATTTGAGGCAAGATATTACAGGATTTACGGATGATGGTGGCGGCTTGTATACAATCTTAACAGCCAGCACAAAATATTTGGCTGACGGTGATATTGTTTCAATCAGTAATGATGATTATACGGTTGCTAATCTTGTCACTGATACAAGTTTTGAAATAACCGCTTCAGGTGCAGGGTTGACATTTTCCGGATATTTTATATATGAACCGTACAAAGATTATAATTTACCAATTTTACAAACGGCATGGCTGTAACAGATAAGACATTTAATATATCAGGTGGAGATCAGGTATTACAGACCTTTTCAACAAACACTGAATTAACATCTATGTTCACGCATTTGATTGTCCGTGGTGTTGATGCTTTTCCGTTGGTTGTTAAGTTCTCCCAGGGCAATATAAACAATGATATTGATAACGATACAAACAAGATTATTGGTGACGATTTACTTGTGCCGGTGGAAGATTGTGAAGGCAATTTGATCATTGAAAATATTATAGCAAATGGAAATTATGTTGTGGCGGTTGATACGTTCTACGGCAAATGGGGTGATGTACGCATTGAAGTAGGTGCAGCAACGACAGGGACAGTGAGAATAATAACAAACACGATCAAGAAAGTGTAATGGCTAATGATACAAAGGATTATACTAAAAAATGTTTGCGTGAAGTTGCTATTAAGCTTCAGGAACTTATTGACCTTATTGAATCTGAGGGATCATGGCGGCTTGCTGACAATGATAATCATATACAAATCCCTGCCAGCGTAACGGCAGTTAAGTTGATTGATGCAAATATAAACAGGCGGGAAGTGGCAATAACAAACAATGGTAATCAAACACTTTATATCAAGAAGGGCGCAGGGGTTACATTAACAAATTGGAGTTACTTACTAAAACGGGGTGATCTGGTTAATATAGATGATTACAGGGGTGAAATTTGGGCTGTCTGGAATGTTGCAAACGGAAATGCAGAAATAGCAGAAACATACTAATATATAAAACTTTTTCGATATGTCAGAAATTAACAGAAGCAATGACGACCTGTTATTAGAACAGGAAGCAACCACAACGGAACTGCAAACGCTAAACACCAATGGTGCGAAGGAAGCGAAGCAAGACACAATGATAACCGATCTTGGAACCATTGCGGGCGACACAACCAGCATTGATGGTAAGGTAAGTACAGAAGCAAAGCAGGATGATATTATTTCAGAACTTCAGGACATTGAAGCGGCCTTGGCCGGTGCTGGAAACACAGGAACAGAAACAACCGTAGCGGCTTCAGCAACTTCAGTGGCTTTGGTTGCTGCGAATACTGCAAGGCGGGAAATTTACATAAGAAACGATTCTAATAAGGATATGTGGATTGTCTACGGTGCAACGGCAACGGCTACAAGCGCAATCAAGCTGAAACGTGGTGATATACTTGTAGAAGATCGTTATACAGGTCAGATGGCTGGTATTTGGGACACAGCACCAACAGGCAACGCAAGGATTAACGAAGTAACAAAAGTATAATTGATTGAGTGACATAATCAAAGATATAAACACTGAATTTTTAAAGCCAAACGGCTTTTTAAATAAAACAACGGATAGCGATATTTCGTTTGTGGATGGAACGAGAACATTTACAATAGAGCCGTCCGGGGATTATTATGTGGTTTATATTAATGGTGTCGGTTATGATATTGATTCAAATTACAGCGTTGTTATTCCTGATTTAGAGGGGTTGCATATAATCTATTTCGGGTTAAATGTTTCAGAAGAAATTGAACTGAAAAGCACACAAGTGTTTTCTGATAGCATTATTCTTGATGATGCACTTGTTTCAATTCTGTACTGGGATGCTGACAACAATGAAGCCATATATGTTGGAGAAGAACGGCATGGACTAAACATGAACCGTGACACTCATTTTTATTTGCATGGATCTCAGGGGACACAGATAAGAACATACCCGGAACTTGGTTTTAACCTTGATAACTTCAGTGTTGACGGTGACGGATCAAGCAATGCACACGCACAGTTTTCAATTGACGATGGTGAAATATTTGACGAAGATTTGTATATAAGCATTGAAGACGGCAACCCCCAGGATTTAAGTCCGATACTTTACGCCCCTGTTTATTACCGTTCAGGCGCAAATGGTTATTGGAGAAGGGATGATGCAACGGCATACCCGGTAAAACGCTTTGGCACGTCACGCCTTGCCTTTAATGAATGGACGGGTACAACATGGCAACAAACAGAAGTAACAAATGAATGGTTTGTTGGTAGTCTTATTGTGGCAACTTCTGACATCACAGAACCTATCAAGGTTATACAGGGTTGCTGTGAATACGAAACCGTTGGAAAAGCTAAAAGCGGTTTATTGGATGAAATAAGGGATTACCTTTTATCTGACAGTTTTGCAGTTGAAGAAGTGCCAATTGGATTCGTTTTATATCAGACGGCAACGGCATACACCAACGCAGTAAAAGCAAAGACAGTAAGCCAGGATAGTAATGATTTTCTTGATTTTAGATCAAGTGATAAGAAGGATCTGACGACTAAAAAGAGTACCGTAGTAAACAATTTGACCATTAACGGGGGCTTGACCTTCGGGCAATCACTTAACCCGCCAACGATTACAACAAGCCAGGCGCCATACAACCCTGCGGGCTTATTTGATTATGTATTGATCAGGATTCAGGCAAGCACAACCGTACAGATTAAAGGGCTACCACAACCCGATCCGATTGAGGTCCGGGTTATAGAGTTTAAAAATTATGGCACAAAGAATATAACTTTTGTTAATAACTCGGGTGACGTTGCAGCAGAAGAAAGATTCGATTTTGATAATAACAAGGTGTTAGGGCCAAAAGGCGGTTTAACGGTTAGATATGATGACATTGATTTAAAATGGTTCTTGACAGGTGCAGTATTATAATATGGAACTATACAGAGAAATAAAAACCGGAAAGACTTGGACGTCATTAACAAATGATGGTATCTGGGGTCATGCTATTGGCTACGGTTCTGCACCTTCGGGTTATGAATCCGTTGATCTTGAATACCTGGATTTGATTCACGAATACATTTTAGGTGTGACCTTCGTAGATCGGTTCCAGATTCGCCAATGTGTTGACGGTTATATTTCACTTAATAGCTGGTCAGGATTGAACGATGCATCAAAATGGATCGCTATAAATTGGAATAGTAACGAGGTGACAGATAGCCAAAAAGTAACTTTTCTAATGGCTGAAGGGTATTCACAAGCTGAAGCCGGGCTATTATTGAAACAAAAATGGCACTATAATCACATTGTTAATAGCGTGCCATCTTGCCCGATTCGTTGGGCTTACGCAAAGTATGAATTTATGGCAAGGATTCACCCGGACGACATAGCGGACTTTTGTGAAAACAATTTCAAGTTGATTAGTAATTATACACAAAATGCCGTTGAAGGGCTTGAATACTATGATATTATGAACGGGATTATGGATTTTGTGGAGAGTACAAACGATTATAGTGGTAACGGGATGGCCGAAAATTATACATTAGCTGATCCAACGGGTGACAGTTGGGCAAGCCTTATAAGTGACGTAAAGGATATTATTATTAATGCTAAATATACACCGTATAACGGGAATTGATGGAACTACAAACAGGTGATATATTACTGGTTTCGGGCCGTGGTAAGCTTGCCAAAGCCATTCAGAAGTTTCAAAAGAAACAAGATGAAAGGGCCGGCAAATGGAATCATTCAGCAATGATATACAACGCTGCAAGTGGTCAGTATGTTTGTGAGGCATCATATTTACATGATTACAGACTGAAGGCCGGTGTTGTCTTCAATCCTATTGCTGACTACCTGGAAGGCGATAATGATTTGATGATTATGCAACCGCATGAAACAATACCTTCCATATCATTTGAGAAGAAGTATTTTCATTATGCCGGCACGCCATACGAATATAAGAACCTACTTATTGAACAACCGATAAGGATTTTATTTAATAAGTGGATTGGAAGTAAGAAACATAGCGATAAACGAATGGTATGCCATGAGTTTGTTATGACAGTCTATTGGGAAATTAC